GCTTAGCCCCATATTGTTACCGAATGTAAACACGCACTTTATATCGGGCGATTCATAAAGGTGCAGCTTCGTGTCTACCGATATGTAGTCGAACATTCCTTCCACGATTATAACCGTGTCCGTCTCGTCCGTTATATTGTCATATCCTCCTATCACATGGGAGAATCCGTCACGTGAATTTTCATATCTCAATACAAGCTTTTCCGTACCCTCCTTAAACCTTTTAAGGTTCTCCTCGTGCCATTCCTTACTTTTTTTTGAACGTGCCAGCCATGCGGCTAATTTGCCGTTCATGGTAAACTGGAATATGAACTTATCATGCAGCTTTCTTTCAAGAAAGAATTTTGTTTCTGCCGGACGGAATTCTTCATAATATCTTTTCACGAACCCCCTCTTATCCAAATATTCATCCTTATCTATATATTCCAATTTTTTAGGAAGGGTGCATTCCTTGATTTCCTCTGTTGTTTCCTCTTCTTCGTCATCTATTAGAGGGGTCAATTTCTGCATTTTTACCGTGTTTTCATAATCCTGCTTTATAAGGTCTTTCCTTCCTATCTTCTCCAGGAACTTTTTTAAGGTGGTCTTCATACCACATTTGAAACAATGGAACGCACCGTTATTCCCAGCATCGTTGAATTTTATACCCCATTTCCCTTTTTTATTGCAAAAAGGGCATTCCTTGTTCCGGTCTTGCATGAACCCCTTTGCCCCAAAAACGGACAAATTCAGTTCGGATATTACTTCGTTTTTGTCAACTCTGAACATCTTAAACTTAAGCTCTTTCTAACGTTACTCGTTCGTTACCTCTTTTGTAATTTTGATACCAAAAACAATCTGACGTTTTTACAAAACCTTGTAATTTAAGTTTTTTCTAACTTCCACATCTCTAAATTACTTTTGTACTGAATCGTTTTCATAACCTTTATCTTTTACTCGTTTGACTTCTTTTTCTTGTCTCCCTTAAGAAGACACTACAAAGATAAGATTATGTTATGACATACGCAAGTGCTTATGTCTAAATCACCTCTGTTTTAACATCATTTTGCTTTTCACCGCCTTCGTCCTTTTTCTTTCTTGTCTTCTTTTCAGAAGTAGAGGACGTGAAACCCTTGTCACCTCCGTAATATTCGGCTGTCAGCGCCTTGTCACAAAAACGTCCCCTGCCGTAATCCGTCACAATAGGGAAGGTATCTTTTACCGTATCATAATCGCGTACCTTATCCATATAGATACGCATTATGTTCTGTTTCTTTTCCTCTCTTGTCCGGTTCCCGGTAAACACAAAGGAAAACGGCTTTACAAGTGTCCTGTCCCCTTCCGTATAGCTTCTGTCTATCACTTTGTCCGAATTGTCCCATATTTCCAACGGCACATTTCCAGCTTGTGCTGCCGTAAATCCCACCATTTTAAACTCTACACATAAATTTTTCAAAAGTTGTGCACATGTCTGTAATTTTTCTTTTTTGAATGTAGGGTTATTGTCTACAACTCTATTTGTTCCTGTTGCCACAAGGTCTAACGAATCCAATATCAATACATGCGGATAATAACCGTTTTTCTTGTAATAGGAAACTATCACGTTACGGATATCCACCATAGTAGCCTGCCCGAATTTTTCAAAAGAATAAACATCTATGTCCTTGGAATAGGATTTCATGTTTTCAAAAGCCTTTTCTATTTTCTCGGCTAACTTGTCATCTATGACACCTTTTCTGATGTTCCCGTATTTTTGCCCGGTCCAAAACTGGTCGTATCTTTCCAGACACGCACGCGCACCGCCCTCCAACTGTATATGCAAGACCGGGTGTCCGTCAAAAGCTGCCTGCATACCGTGATATCTCAATACAGTAGACTTACCGACACCCGAACGCATTATCCATAACACGGTATCTTCCATTGTGGCACCGCCTTCTGAAATCTGGTCTATCTTATCAAGTCCGAACATTACGCGTGATGGAACCTCCCCCTCTTCTTCTTCCCGTCTCCTCTTCATTCGTTTGTCAAAATCAGAGAACACTTTCTGAAAACCGCCTGCCTCATGCCTTAATGATAGGGATAAAATTCTTTGGCTCTCTTCCGCATTTACCCGTATAGCATCTTCTTTCTTTCCTTCTTCGTACAAATCATGTACTTTTTTAGAAAGTAGCTGGAATTCCACATCTTTAATGTACGCTTCCAACTGGTCTATAATGATTTCCTTGTCTACTTTGGCGGCTGACTGCACAGCATCTATCGCTTCAATCACAAAATCACTATCAGCGTATTTTTGGGACACCACGCCCAAAGAAGGAACCTTATCTTTTTCCTTTAATACTTCTGTTGCCTCTTTTAGCAAGAATTTGAACCCGGGCCACTCTTTGGGTATTAACTGATAAGTCAGATTATTTACCACCATCCTGGTGATATTCAAATCCATATACACAAGTTTGAATAATTCTGCCATGAATCCGGCAGACAACTTTTGAGCCATTTTATTTCAGATTTAAAAATAGGGCTACAAACATAGCCCTATAATATGAAGAAAACAAATTGTTATTGTTAAATCAACCCAACCGCTTTTCTTAAAAATTCTCTTGCATTCTCTACTGACACACCTAACTTTCTCTGTATCAAAGAAACCATTTCATTGACTTGTTCCTGTGAATTTAAATTGCCTTTCACAAATTCCATCATAATGAACTTTTCTAAAAATCTTGCTTTCATAACCTTATCTTTTTTATTTGTTTGACTTATCATCTCTTAATGCAAAGATAAGATTATGTTATGAGATACGCAAGTGCTTATGTCTAAATTGTCTCTGTTTTAACATCATTTCACAATATAAATAATCTAATTGTTAGAATAATAGTCGTAATGATAAAGATTAATGCAAAATGTTTCCATACTTTTGCAGTAGCCTCCAAACCGTGTTTCCGCTTGTCAAACTCGCTTAACGCATAATTCAAAGCCTCGTCTTTCAGTCCTTTAAACTTATCATTCAAAGCCTCGGTTATATCATCTGCAATAACATGCTTCACCTTTTCTGACACGGATTCCGGATATCCTCTTTCCTCATAGTTCAATTCACTCAACAAGTCATGATGAAATATATAAGGTGTTCCGTTCACTTCGTAGGAAAGTTTGATACCGCTTTCTTTGACGTATTTCAAGAACCTTTCCTCAGCAATCTCATTTATCCTTTCCTGGTTAAATTCTGACTGCTTCTTTATCTTTTCATAGCACTCTTTACAAAAAACAAACACCTTTCCGTTATTGATTTTAACTTTAAAACTATCTCTCCTTAAATCAGTGCAAGTAGGTTTTAATTCTGCATAGTGATTTAAACCTTTTCCGCACAAATCACACGAAACTTCATACCATTTCTTTATCATTTTCAATCTCTTTTCTATTACTCAATACATAAAACAATTCCCCTGCGTATCATATCTTCCAACTCTCTTTCAGAAAACTCATCAAATGTATGCTTGTCCATAGTGCAGAAATGATACCTTACAGATTGATTTTCATAATTGATATTTTTATGATAATCAATCATTACATCGCTTATAACCGTTTCAATAATCTTACCGTTTACAACAAAAGAAAAACGTGTTCCAACATCATAACATACCTTCTTAAACAAAAGAACTTTCCTTTCATTCATTTTCAATCTCCTTTCCCCTTAATCCGTTCCAGTACATCTTTGTTTGCTTCAAATATTTCATCAAAGGAGGGAATAGGTGCCCACATGTCACAAACGTAATCGCCATAATCTTCAAATTCAAAATCCGACAATGTTACAACACGAGGTCTCCCACTTGGCATAGGTATAATAAATCCGCTTACAATGGCTTCATTTGATACCATTCTACAAAGAACAAGTTCGTTTTGCTCCGGCAACCGTTCCTTAACGCTTATCCACGGAGACTGCCTTGACTGCCATTCAGCACCTTTTCTGAACATGTTTAGCATTGCTTGTTGCTGATATGCAAACTCACCTTTAACCACTATTGCATAGCTTGACATAAGCTCTTGCCATGCAGCTTCTTCTACTGTCTGTTTCATATCAATAACTTATAGTTACCTATATTTATTACATCCTAACTCATCCCATGCCGTAACCTTTCTCTCATACATCAGTTCCCATTCATGGCGGCAGAGCCATTTCTTTATGATAGCATTCAGATTCATATCCTAAAACAAAATCTTAAAACTCTTTCCTTTCAATGTCGGCAATCTCTCTTCTACAAACTTCCTTAACTCTTCCTCCTCAATAGGAAACAAAGGATTGTACTTGAACTTGAACGTGTGAATATATTGTTCATTCAGCATTACATCAAAAATTAGCGTCTTCATCTAAAATAACCCTCCATCCACAACACGGCTTCTTCTATTGTTTCCACCTTCTTGAACTCCTTCGTGACACAACACTGCATGTATTCACAGCATATGTTTTCTTCATCGTCAAAATAAATGTTGTACGCCCCGTTATCATCAGCCCCGGTACATGCTATTCCAAGCTCCAGGGCATTCTGCACCTCTTTCGGTTCGGTTGAAAAATAGGCGTAAACCTTTTCACTCTTTACACCCTGCAATCCGTTAAGTTCTACGATGTTGTTCATTTTGAAATAATATTTTATTATGTGTAACCAGCTTAAGAAAGGGAGTTTTAACGCTCCCTTATCAATCACACCACAAAGATAATATTTGTTTATGACATACGCAATAGCTTATTCCCAATAAAATTGCATATTTAACATTTCTTGTGTTTCCTTCTGAATAGGCTTATATCTCGTTTCCGTAGCTAAATCCCTCTCTGCCACTTTGTTATACTCTTCCAAAGCCTTTTCCTTGTCTATACTCCTTTCCACCCATATGCCTATCATCTGGTCCGGCTGCATATCCCCGATAGACACCGGGTTTTCCTCCGTAGCCTCGTAAAACTGGACTGTATAGGGTCTACTGTATATATTAGGTGTACTCCCCATATATCGGCTTCCGTCTTCACCTTCCATCATTCCCACGGCACCCACCTTGAACGAACACACATTTGTTTCCGGATTCTCAAACCATATCTTTACACCCTTTGCCACCTCCTGGCT